GCTATCTTGCATTTAACGACTGTTAGTCGGTTGTCTTTCCAACAGGCAAGTAAGGTTCTAATAGAATTGTCTTACAATTTCTAAGAAGATTTAATTAAAAATCTCCCTAGAAATCGCAATACAGTATTTTTATATTGATTGCAATAAGATTATTGCGTTAATAATTCTCGCAAAGCAAGCACTTGATTTACTACTTTGTTGTGATTTGGATGATTCTTATTCCAATATGCACCTTGTCTATCTGATGTTAATTCATCTATTTCTTTTTCAACATCTTTACCTTGAAGAACATTATCAGCTTCTGCACCGACAATTTTATCCTCAGATAAAAGATCTGCAATGTTAGCAAATGCTTTAATGATTTTTGGATTATCGCCTAATCTAGATCCATCTCTTAATTGACTATCAAGTAGTTCTGGTTCTAAATAAGTTTTAGCAACAGATGCAGCTTTTTGTAAATTAGAATCGTAAGCTCTTCCCCACTCTGCTCTTAAAGTATTAGTTGCTTGTGCTTGTGCAGTTTCCATATTTACATTCATATCTTTTACAGAACTTTCTAAGTTGCCTTTATAAAATTCTAATATGCCTTGAGCTTGTTTATTATTCAAACCAAGTTTATGAACGTGTTGTGCAAAAGATTTAATTGCTTTCTCATCAACTGGAGCTACGTCTGATTTAAGTTCTAAAGTATATTTATCAGGAGACTCTGGTCTTCCTAATTTATTATATACTTCATTCCACTGTTCATCAGTTGCAGTTTTTCCTGGTAAAGGAATTTTATCTGTACCAATCATAGATACTGCATTGATGTAGCTTTTAGCTAACGCATCTAATTCAGTAAATTTTTCTATATTTGGATTAGATCTATATTCTTCAGAGATCGCTTCTTTCCAAGTCTTACCAGAAGTTGGTTCAGTTGGTTGTTGTGTTGAGCTTAGTATTTGTTGTGTCGCTGTTGCTGTTGTTTGTGTTGGTTCAGTTGCAACAGGCTGAGTTACCCCAGTTGTCTGTATTTGTTCTGACATTTTATTTTCCTTTTAGTTTATCATTAAGCAGCATGTTTTTAATAAATAGAAGAACGCTGCGTTGTCCCTCCATATAAGCACTCTCATGACTATCACCTCTTATATTTGTGGTAGCATTATAGTGGCATCTCTTTTCTAAATCTTTCATAACTATTTTGCCATGATCAGATTCAAAAACTATTTTATAATCTTCTTTTAATTTATTTATTTGTTCTTCCATTTATCTTCCTTTCTGTTTTATTGTTTTGGTCTTAATAAAGCCTGAGCCTCCTCTGGTAGAGCTTTTGCTAAAGGTGCTATTTGACCACCTGCTTTAGATACTTGATTTAACATTTGCATTTGTTGTTGTTGTTGAGCTGCTTGTTGTTTTTGTTGTCTAATAGCATTTACTTGTGCTTGTGAATTTAAAACTTTAGCAGGTACACCAACTAAATCAGCTAAGTGAGAAACTAAAGCATCAGTATCAATATGATCAAACACAGGAGCAACATTTGATAACGAACCAAATAATTGTAGTGCTCTAGTAATAGATTGTAATTCAGAATTTCTTTGTGCTTTAGCAAGTGGTGATACATATTCAATTTGAATATCTTGACCAGCTAAAAACTCTGGTGGTCTCATAAATAAATTTTTTCTTAACATAATAGCAAATACTCTGTCTATCATTGGTTTTAATAATTCAGATTGTAATCTTCCAAGAACTGGACCAAGTAATCTCATCTTCTCTTCGTTACGTTGAATAACTTCTGTTGCAGTCATTTGTGGACCACTCTGCATCATTAATTGATTTACATAGAATGTATCTCTAATAGCATTTCTTCTTTGCTCTTCCATGTTTAAACCTAATGGATTATTTGCACCAATGTTTAATGGTTCAATTCTATCTCTAGTTCCAGCTCTATAAAAATTTAATCCACCTGGTACTGTTCTTACTGGTAATATAAATCCATCATCAGGAACTAATAGTGGAGGATCAACTTGTTTTTGTGCAGCTTTAATAGTTGTCTTACACATTTCATTTAACATCTTAACATCTGGCAATGCAGTCATTGCAGGTGATCTTCCATAAATTTCAAATGATGCTTTTAAATATCTAGGAACAACATAAGGGAACTCATTAAATCCTGATTGAGATATTTCATTTTTATTATCTAGTTCAATATAACAAGATGCGAATGGCATATTTTTTGCATCTTTCTTTTTAGGATCGTAATTTTCTCTTGGATAAACAACGTGAAGAATTGTAACTTCTTCGTAAGGATCTTTAATTGCAGTTCCTCTTAAAGAATTAGATACATTTTTTTCTCCAAACTGTTGTATAGCTGCTCGTGCAGATATTTTAAATTTTCTAAATACTGTATCTATTCTTCCTTTATTATTTTCTGAAATATAAATTTCGCCAATGTGTCTTGTTGAAAATCTTACTATGTCTTCTGCATCCTCTTCAATAAACATAGATGCTGTACCAAATGTAATTAGATCATGATAAAGCTCAAAAATTTCTTGTTGAAAGTTTGAACGATTAAATGCTTCATACATCTTTTCTGTTGCACTTTCTAACCATTCATTGGCGGCATCTTTATCTATAATATCTATATTTTTAAAACTTAATGAAAACCAAGGTACAGAAGGATTGGTAAGCATACCATGAAGTGATGCTGATAATAATTCAACTGCATGTAATGGAGATGAATCAAATATTAATTCTGAACGCTTGTCTCCTTTAGATCTTTGTTTAGTTACGTCTGCTTTTCTTGGCATCATATAATCAGCAACCTCTTGCCAATGCGATTCCCAAGTTTGTCTTTGTGTAACTAATTTTCCAAATCTTCTTAAAAGATCTTTGCTTAAATCTGATTGTGCCATTTTATTTATTGTCCAAGTAAACTTTTAAATGCCGTTGCTAAAGTATTTTGTGCAGAGCCTAATCCACCAACTATTAATGGAGAAGCTCCTTTACGTCTTTTTTCTTGCATTGCAGTTACTGAAGATTTTTTTTCTCCACCTATATCTGGTGCTACTGGAGGCAACGGAGCTGGTGTGTTTGGTGAGCTTCCACCCATGTTACATTCCTAACAAAGTTTTCTTTTGAGTCGTAACTTGATCAGTTAATCCAGAAGTTAGAATAGTTGATTCTGCACCTTTTCTTTTTTTTAATCTATCAGCCATTTCTTTTCTTAATTTTTCTGATTCGGCAGTAGTAACATCTGGTGCATCTGGCGGAGGAGGCACTGGTGGTAAACTTGGTGATCCAAATAATCCTGACATAATAATATCCTTTAATTTTAAATTATCTTATAACTATTATCTGCTACACTTTGTGGTGCAGATTGTCTAGTGTTTATTTCTTGGATTCCAACAGCAAGGTAACGCATGGCATCACAAGCGTGTGAACTCCAATCATGTACAGGCTTAGATCTAAACATTCTATTCTTATCTATAAACTTCCTGTGGTAGTGTCTTAACGCATCTATTAGTTTTTTGCAATGGTCTGTATCAATCCAACATCTAGGTAGTACCATTGTAGTTGCATGTATGCCATCTTCAAATGGAATCTTAGGAACTACTTTAAAATTAACACCTAATTGATATGCGACTTCCCTTCGTGTCTTACCATTACCAAAGTCTGTAACTTCAATATCGTGTGGAGCAAAATGATCTTTATAAACGTAATCTTTGCTTTTAAGCATTTGAACATAATGCGGCAATCCTTGACCACGTTCTTCATAGTAATCTATTATGTTTATTGCTCTTCCCATTTGTTGAAAGAATATAATAGCTGAATGATCTGATACTCCTAAATCCCAAGCTGTACTAACTGGTAGTGATGGATCATAAGGAACTCTTGTTAGCTGCCTAGCATCTTCTATCTTAGTTATAACATCTCCATAAACAGCACCTTCTATATTTGCTATCCAATCGCATTCAAATTCTTGTTGGTATTTTTTTTCACCCATTATTTTTTTTGCAGCTTCTAATTCTGATTTATCAACTACGTTTGTTTGCGAAGCCTTAGCTTTATAATGAAACCATTCTTTATCGCCTTGTGCGTGCTGAAATAATTCATAGAAGTTATTATTTGTTCCTTGTGGTGTACCAATAAATACGCACCATCCTTTTCTATCTGATAATGCTGGTCTTATAATTTCTGTAAACAACTTACCTTGTACATTGGCATACTCATCAATAACGCAACCATCTAAATAGATACCTCGTAATCCATCTGAGTTCTCTGAACCTAATAATGTTATTCTTGCACCATTTGGTAAGTCGCAACGAAGTTCTGTTTCATTGAATTTAACACCTGGTATTAATTGGGTATATTGTTTCATATAATCCCAGGCGATTGATTTAGCCTGTTTAAATGTTGGAGCTATATAAGCGTATCTGGGATTTTTATTTGTAGATTTTAAAGCAGACATTAGTAGATGATTAATCATACATACTGTTTTGCCAAATCTTCGGTGGCAGACTAATACTGACCAACGAAACTTTCTAATATTAAAATGTAATTCTATTTGCTTTTCTCTGGGGTAGTATGGAACTTTGTATTGTACTGCTCCATTAGTAATAATTGTTTCTGTAATAGTTGTCATTAGTGAATACGCTTAGATTGCGAATCTGTTATAATGGCATTTTCAACATTCAATAACATCATTAGCCAAGAGCTGAATATAGCAGAATGTTCTTTGCTTTCAAAGCCTGTAAACTTTACTGTTATAGAGTTATCCTTTTCAATGAATACAACTGCTTTAACATTGGCGTTATAATACTCATCATCATAATCGTTTTCAAACATATAAAACATTTATAGAAAAAGGTAGGCTTGGCAAGGAAAAGGTGGTGGGTTGTTTTTGGGGATAGTGTTTATGCGAATTTGAATCTGTGTGTTGGTGAGAGTAAGGCTGTGGCTCTAACTGTGTTCTACAGTCCCATGTATATATATAATTAGAAATGCGGGTGGTTTGCGGGGGTATCAAATTTTTAGATTGGCAAATTCTAAATGCTTCTGGAAAATTTATTAAGCATTAAATAGTTTACAGCAATAACAATCAACTTATCGGTATAAATTAAAGCACAACTAAAGATAGATAGTGTTGTATTAATATCACACTGTTGCATATCCGACACAAATACACACAATGCAAAAACAAACAATGTGTTATAGAATACCAAGTTTATTACATATATAATTGATTGATCTTAATAATTACCCACACAATCGCATGTTGTATAATCTTACATTGATCTAGTTTAATTCTTATTTAATTCCTTTTATTCAATCTATAGTTAAGCTGTGGATAGTTTTGTTTGTCTTTCTCTTTGTATTTATATTTCTCTTTTTGTCTTTCCCTTTTAATTGGCGTAAAACTATCAATAAAAATAAAACGTAATAAATTCAATAACTTAATAATTTAACTAAATATAATAGTTTACATATAACCAAATAGGTTTATTTCATATTTTAAACAAACAATGAAAAAAAAAAATGAAAACAACTAAGATAAATAAATACTTAGAAGAAGCTAAAAAAATAGGAATAGACAAAGACAAAGCTATTAAAGTTTTAAAGTCTTGGATGTCTTATAAAAAACAAAAACAAATGAAAGGGGTTGAGTAATGACTAAAAAAATAACAAAGAAAGAAGACAGAGAATATAACAAGCTATATGACAACGCTTGGAAAGACTTAGAAAGCTACAGAAAGAAGTTTTTAAATCATAAATCGGATTTAAATCATGTTGCTTTCACTTTACAGTTAACAGATGCAATGCACAACATCCTAGAAATGGGATTTTGTGTTCATACTTTAAATGAAATGATTAAAGATTCTAAAGATCAAGCTGTATCATTTCACAAACAAAAATACGAAGAAAACAAGAAAGAGGTTGCATAAATGATACAAAGCAAAGGAGAGGCTCTTATAACTTTAGTCGTTGGTGAAACCTTAATTGATCCTAATGAGTTAATGAGTAATCAAGACTTTGTTAAAGAAGCTAAAAGACTAATTAAAGAAAAACTAGACTTCTACACAGTTAAAGACAAGCTAGTTAAATGGTGTAATAAAAACTATTAATTTTAACAACTTATAACCCATTATTATTAGTGGGTTATGAGATCTTAAAATGAGATCTATACTAGATTGACACCAATTAGGTTAATCTATAGTATAACTACAAACAATAACTTTGAAAGGGTTATACAATGAAAGTATCATACAGCAATTACGGAAAATACAGCTCTGATAACTACGGAAGTCATACGCTTGTATTTACAGACACTAACAGAAATGATTTTTACTTTAGTTATAAAACTTTAGTAGCATTTACTTACAACAATCAAAAATATGTTATCCAAAACTTATGGAGCACAACAACAGGAAAACATTTAAATTGGATTGACGGAAATAATAAAAAAGAAAGATTAACTAAAGAAGCGTTTGAAGCTAAATATTTAGAATGCTTCGGTGTTAAATTGGAAGAGGTTGCATAAATGAAGACTTATAATTGCAAAATAACTTTTAAATCAATTTGTGATGAAAGCGATTTAAAAAATAATGAATTGGAAATTGAACACATATACAAATTTATAAGAAATAATTTTTGGAATGTAGGAAATTTTAAATTTGAATTTAAAGAAAATAAAAAAACAAAGGAGGTTGCATAATGACAATCAGAGTTTACACAATGCAAGAAGCATTAAATGAATATCAATCATTATTAAATGATGATGATCATTTTTCAGATCAATGGAATAATACAAAAAAAGATTTTGAAGAATGGTGCAATCTTTATGATGTAATGATCAGTGAGGTTGCCTAATGTTTAACAGAGATGACTATAAAGCATTAATTACAACTACTATCATAATAATACTAGGCTATGCATCAATTCATTTATTGGTGTTCCTAGATGATTATTTTAAACTAACACTATATTAACAACTGAAAGGGTAAAAAATGAATAAGCAAGAAATAAGAAAGTTAATAGCAAGCCTTTATAAAAACTTAAAAAACGATCATAATCATTTATCAGAGAATAACTTTGAAGATGTATATTATGATGTTGGCTATATGGTTGCTCTTTGTAAAACTATAAACAAATCATACTTAGCCGACAAAATATATGAAAGGTTTATGTAATGATTAAACAAATACTTCAATGCAATAATTGCGACAACAGATTTTATGATGATTTAATTACAGATAAAATTTGTAAGTATTGCGAAACACTAGATCATGAGGATATAGAAATACTTGAGCCTAGTGAGTTAAATGGTTGTAATTGTAAACAATGTAAACAAATGAAGGAGGTAGCATAATGAGTATTTACACTAAATTAATACCTACTGAAAATTGTTCACTTTGTAATGTAGAAAACGAATATGTTTGTTTTGATTGTGAACATAATTTTATGAAACAAAATTACCCAAATTATTTTTATAATGATGATTGTAATTGGGAATTTAAAAAGGAGGTTGCTTAATGACATCAATACAACAGTTAAAAGAACATATAACTAGATTAAATGATGAAAAACTATTAAATCAATTTGATCTTTATTCTTCGTTTAATTTACAGGATACGAAAGAAGTAATTTATTATAAAATTATTGAATATGAATTACATAAAAGACGATTGCTTGATCATAAAATAATGGAGGATAATTATGAGTATGAACATGAACAATAAAAAAACAATAATTTTAAATGGCTATGACGTTATAACAAATAGAAAGATGATAAGCCTTAAACTTGACGTATGGAAGAAGTTAATCTCATGTTGTAAACATGAAGACTTAACCATGACCAAGTTAATCAATAAGATGATTGATAGGCATATCAAAGATAATAACTATGACATTGATAAAATATTCAATGACAATTTAGAGGTTAAAAAAAACGTATTGGATAGCTTAATTGATTATAACTTTGAAGAAGTTAAACAAATAGAGAAATAGTCTATAACATTATCTTTATATCATTGTAGCCATTGATAAACATACATGGCTTTTTTTTGATTATATTTTATATCGTTTTAATAAACCTACATGGCTTTTTTTTAAACTAAAATTATTAATACCAATAAACTTACATGGCTTTTTTTGTATTACAATTTTAGATTTCTATAAACTTACATGGCTTTTTTTGATCTTTGTTTTAGATGTTTTCCAGATACATACATGGCTTTTTTTAAAGCCAGATTTACAAATTACTGATCTAGTATTTCCTTTTTTTCTTCTTTGACATTCTCATATTGAGTATATTTCTGCTCAAGTTCTGGACTATCAAGCCAACTAACAACAATGTTATTGGTTGTTTTATTTAAAGTTAAATCCTTTTTATCACTGTACAAATCACTGGTTTTCCCAGCGATCCATTGAATGAACTTTGTCTTCTCACGTATCCAACTAATAAGATTTGGATCTAATGTATCTTGATTTATATCTGCTTGATAAATATCTAAAAGTTTATCTACTATATTTTGAACACCAATCTTACGAGCTTCTTCAATCCTAGATTTAATCTCTTTGTTTTTTTCTTGATTCAAGAATTGATAGAACTTGATCAAGCTGATCGGTAATGTTCCTTCCTTCCTTATACTTGCTAGAGTTTTTCCTTCGGATAACTGCTCTAATACTGTACTTAGAACAGTATCTTCCAAGACTATCAACTCTTGGCTTGACTTTTGTTTCGTAGTAATTTCTGACATAATCTAAATCCTTATCTCTAAATTGTTTTAAACTTGCAAGGCTTTTAATCTTCTTCTCATCTGTATAACCTGGCTTGTTATACCCTCCTCTATTTGCTCTATCTCTAAAGCCATAGAAGTTTGTATTTTGTCCACCATGAAATCTGCATTTATAGATTTGAAATCCATGTTCATTGAAGCTATTAGTAGGAAACCCTTTAGCCTGACAATTTTTGCCAGATAGCTTTGACATACCAGAACAAAATATCTTTTTAGATTTAAAACCTGCCATATCATTTTATTTTTGGCTTGCCTTGCCAATCTAAATTATTTCTCCTATTAAACTCTACCTTTGCTTTATATGATGCTGATCTGTTCTTGATAGTCTTTGATACCGCTGCTGTCATGGCTTGCTCAACTACATGCTTTGGCACAGCTCTTGCATCACGCAGCTCTTGCTCTTGGTACTCAATGGCTTTTTGTATGTAATAAGGATGTTTACTATAATAGCTTTGTAATTCTGCCAGAGGTACACTAGCTAGTTC